TCTTTAGAACTTGGCAAGGTAAAGTATGACATATGCAGAATTAAAAACAGCCATAGCTGGTTATCTAAACAGATCAGATTTAACATCTACCATAGATACATTTATTGATAATGTAGAGGCTGAGTTCAATAGAAGACTTAGAAATAAAGAAATGATAAAAAGAGCAACTGCAACTGCGGATGGTCAATATTTATCATTACCAACCGACTGGCTAGAAGCTATCAATATTCAAATTGATGGTAATAATTTTTCACCATTGTTTCAGCAATCTATAGAGTCATTAGACGTTTATAGAAAAGCAAATAACAACTCAACTGGTCAACCTGTTTACTATGCTTTAGTGGACAGCACAATTGAATTAGCACCTACACCAGACTCAAGTTACGTGCTACAATTAACATACTACGGATCAATAGATGCGCTAAGTGATACGAATACTTCGAATTTTATTTCTAATTCTTATCCAGATGCTTATTTATATGGTGCTTTAAAACACGCGTCTATCTACCTTATGGAAGATGATAGAGTGGCTTTATTCACATCTCAGTTTGAAAAGGCTTTAGAAGAAATGAGAATGGAGCAAGAGAAGGCTGAGTTTGCTAAAGGTTCACTAATACAAAGAAGAAGAACTTACGGTAATGTTGGCAAAAATACTTACAATTTTAAAAATAATTAGGAGAATAGAATGGCTGGATTTAGCGATTATTTAGAAGACAAGGTTTTAGACCATGTATTTGGCGGAACTGCATACAGCGCACCATCAACATTATATGTTGCTTTATATACATCAGCACCTTCTGATACAGGTGGTGGAACTGAAGTATCTGGCGGAGGGTATGTAAGAAAGACATCAGCATTTGGTGTAACTGGTACTAACCCAACAACAGCAAGTAACTCAGGTGCTATTGAATACCCAACAGCTACAGCAAACTACGGAACAGTCGTTGCAGTTGGTATCTTTGATGCCTCATCATCAGGCAACTTACTAGCATACGCTAACTTATCTGCATCAAAAGTTGTTAGCACAGGGGATGTTTTCAGATTTAATACTGGTGATTTAGACGTAACACTGGCTTAATATCATGGCCAGTATAGGCTATAACAAAGGCTATTATTCAAGATCAAAGTATAACGATCTTGCGTTTCAAGCCGAAGCAACCATTCAAGGCGTTTCAGGATTTACTGCTTCTGCAACACACATACATGGAGCTACAGCAGTCATACAGGCTGTTTCTGGTTTTACTGCAACTGGTACACAAATTGATAAAGCATTAGCAACTATTGCTGCTGTATCAGGTGTTACCGCAACAGGCAGAAAAACACATGGTGGTAGCACAACAATTGCAGCAGTATCAGACTTTGACTCACAAGGATTTATAACCGCAGGTGGTTTCTCAACAATTGCCGAAACATCAGGTTTCGATGCAACAGGTAGAGCAACATTTGCAGCCGCATCAACGATCAACCAAACCAGTAGCTTTGTAGTTATTGGTGGTCTAAAATGGGAACTGATTGTAGTTCCAGCAAGTAATTGGAAAACATTAGAAAAACAAGAGGTAGCTTAAATGGCAGACACACAAACAACTAATCTAAATTTAACTAAACCAGAACCAGGTGCAGCTGAAGATACCTGGGGTATTTCGCTCAACGCTGACTTAGATACACTTGACGCTATTTTTAGTTCTACTGGTACACAGATCAATTTAAACCCAAACCAAATTAATTTTGCTGATAACAAAAAAGCAGTCTTTGGAGCTAGTTCAGATTTACAGATTTACCATGATGGTAGTAATAGTTATATTAAAGATACTGGTACAGGTGATTTACTTTTATCGGGTGCTAACATCAGGATTAACAATCCAAGTACTTTTGAAAATCATTTATACGCTGTTGAAAATGGAGCTGTAACTCTTTACTATGATAACGCAGCAAAACTAGCCACAACCTCAACAGGCATAGACGTAACAGGTACAACAGTAACAGATGGTCTTAACGTAAGTGGTGCAGGAGCAATTATTAATTCAGGGGTTAATAGTGGAACAGCTTTAACAGTAAAAGGCAATAGCGGTAATGGTTTAAAAACACAATATATATTTGAAAGCGGAACTAACCAATATAATTGGCAATTAGGATTTTCTACTCATGCTTCTCAGACTTTCTCTATTACACCTTCTACCGCAGCAAATGGAACTACATTTTCAAATCCTGTTGTTAATATAAATCAAAATGGTAATTTTGATATAAAAGGCGGAGACGTTTCTTTCTATGACGACACAGGCACAAGCCAAGCTCTTTTCTGGGATGCTAGTGCTGAGAAATTAGCGATTGGTACTACTACTGCTAATGCAGCATTAACTGTTAATCATGCCCTTCCTAGCGGTAACAATATAGCTGAATTTAGGTCAACAGGAAATACTACTTCTTCAGTAATGATAAGAGCAGATGGGACTGGTGATTCAAATATTCAATTTAATTTAAACGGGGTGACACCTTTTACAATGGGTGTTGATAATAGTGATGGCGATAAATTTAAAATTAGTGATAGCTATCAATTAGGTACAAATGATAGATTTGTAATAGATGGCAGTAGTGGAAACATTGGAATTGGAACTGATTCGCCAAGTGGCAGATTATCCATAGAAGGAGGTACAGCAACTGCTGAACAATCCCATATAACTTTTGAGAATACCGCAGGAGCAAAAAAGTTTGCTATTGGTGGTGGTGCATCAGGCGTAACTAATAATAATTTATTCTTTAAAAACGTAACTGATAATACAAGACCAATGGTTATTACTGATGCAGGAAATGTTGGAATTAATACTGATTCGCCAGACACAAAAATGCATATTTCTGACACAACTGGAAATGCAATCATTAGATTAGAACGTAATGATACTACAATATCAACAAACGATATTTATGGTGAAATACAATTTGAAGGTCAAGATGCTAGTGCAGCTTCTGCAGCAGGTGTAAGAGGTAAAATTTTAGGTGTATCAGAAGGCACAACTGGACAGATGGCAATTGCTTTCCATACAGCAGGTAGTTACAGTGCAGCAACGGAAGCCATGAGAATCGATAGCAGCCAAAATTTGTTGGTTGGTACTACATCAGGAGGTAATTCATCTGCTGGATTTCGTGCATATTCAGGCGGTAATGGTGCTTTTACTATTGCTGGTACTGTATTAAGTCTTAATCGTTTATCAAGTAATGGAGAGATTTTAAGCTTTCAAAAAGATACAGTTAATGTTGGCTCGATTGGCTCCTACTCAGGAGGATTAGATATAACGAATGATAGCTACGGCGTGAGACTTGCTGGTTCAAGTATTTTCCCAGTAAATAGTGCAGGTGGTGTAGCGTCAGCTACAGTAGATTTAGGGTATTCAGGAGGTCAATTCAAAGACCTTCACTTATCAGGCACAGCCTACACGGGTGGACTAGAAGTAGACGGCTCTATATCTGTTAAAGATGGCTCAACAACAGTTGGCTCGATTGGAGCTATTAATGATAGTCTTTATATTCACTCGCCTTATGGTAGTGATGCAGGTTTAAGATTTTCAAGTGGATTAGTCCATCCTTGTGACAGTTCAGGTAATCCTAGAGACAATGCTATAGATTTAGGTTATTCAGGTGGTAGATTCAAAGACATATACGCTAGCAACGGAACTATCCAAACATCAGACAGAAACGAAAAACAAGATATAGAAGATATATCAGATGCAGAAACTAAAGTTGCAGTTGTAGCTAAAGGTTTACTTAAAAAGTTTAGATGGAAGTCTGCTGTAGAAGATAAAGGTGATGATGCTAGAATCCATTTTGGTATCATAGCCCAAGACTTACAAGATGCTTTCACTGCTGAAGGATTAGATGCAGGTGACTATGGTATGTTTATATCAAGCACCTGGACAGACGAAACAACAGGCGAAGAACAAACTAGGTTAGGGGTTCGTTACAGCGAATTACTAGCATTTATAATTGCAGCAATATAGGAGAATAACATGGCAAATACATACAACTGGGATTGCAAAACAGTAGACGTTTATCCCACATACGAAGAACACACAGACACAGTCTATAATGTTCATTGGAGACTAAACGCTGAGAGCAGTGAAAAGCACGAAGTAGATAATCAAGAAGTACCATACACCGCTAGTGTTTATGGCACTCAATCACTATCACTAGAAGATATTGGTACAGACTTTTTACCTTTTGCAGACTTAACTAACGAAATAGTCACTGGTTGGGTAGAAAGCATCATGGGTGAAGAGGAAGTAGCAAACTTAAAATCTGCTTTAGACTCTAAGATTACTGAAGAGATAACACCTACGACTGAAACAAAAACTATTGGTCAATAATATATGGATACTTTCATAGGATTAATTATTGTAATAGGTATATCTTTATTTATAAT